CTGATGAAGAGATAATTCCTAATCCAGAGAATGTTGGTTCTTCTCTTGCTGGCGGCGTATCAAAATTAGGACAAGTTTTTGATCCAGGCAATTTTTTAACTACCAAAGCATATGGTCAAGCGCCATCAAATATTACCTTAACAGTAACTTATAGATATGGTGGAGGAATTGATCATAACGTAGCAGCTAATTCAATTAGAACTATTGATTCAGTAGATATTACTTTTGATGAAAGCAATTTGGTTGGGAGTTTAATTAGCGCGACAAAAGGATCAATTGCTATAAATAATGTGATACCAGCAACAGGGGGTAGGGATGCTGAGAGTATTGTTGAAGTTAAGAATAATGCATTAGCACATTTTCAAGCTCAAGGAAGAGCTGTAACTAAAGAGGATTATATAGCAAGAACATATGCGTTGCCTGCTAAATATGGAAATATTGCTAAAGCATATATTGTACAAGATACACAATTAGAAGTAAATAATGGAAGTACTGGTCAAGTTCCAAACCCGTTTGCATTAAATCTTTATGTTTTGGGATATAATAGCAGCAAACAATTATCCACTTTAAACCAAGCAGTTAAAGAAAATTTACAAACTTACCTAACCCAATTCAGAATGATTACGGATGCTGTAAATATTAAGGATGCTTATACGATTAATATAGGTGTTAAATTTAATATACTGACGAAGGTGGGATATAATAAACAAGATGTTGTTTTACGAGCAATACAAAAAGTTAGGGAATTTTTTCAAATAGACAAGTGGCAAATTAATCAGCCAATAGTTTTAGCTGATTTAGCTTATCAAATATCTTTAACGGAAGGAGTGTCTGCTGTTGTTCCTCCTGAAGAAGATAATCCTAATGGTTTGCCAGTTTTAATTACAAATAAACATTCCGCTTCTAATAATTATTCAGGCAACGTATATGATATTATATCAGCAACAAAGGATGGTGTTGTTTATCCTTCAATAGATCCAAGTTGCTTTGAACTTAAATTTCCAAGTACAGATATTGAAGGCCGTGTAGTTGGAAATGCTACGGGAGGTAACTAATGAATTATTTTATTTTCCCAGATGCGGATACAACGTTATATCAAGCAAGTGCAAGTCAGAATACTGGCTTAGACGAAATATTAGAAGTAAGAAAAGATTTAAATGACGCGGGATCAAATCCAAAAGTATCTAGAGTTTTAATGAAATTTGATATGAGTGATATATCACAATCAATGCACAGGGGAGTTATAAGTACTGATGCTAAATTTTATTTAAATCTTTATGACGCCAATCCTACTAATTTATCATATACTCAATCGCTTTATGCTTATCCCGTCAGCCAAAGCTGGGTTGTCGGTGAGGGATTTTTTAAAGACAGCCCCATAACATCAGAGGGCGCTAGTTGGAGATACAGAGATGGTTTGAATTCGGCTACATTTTGGACAGGTTCTATGACAGGTTCAGGAGGTACTTGGTATAACAATTATTACGGATCTCAGTCGTTATCATATCAAAGTAAAGACATCAGAATGGATGTTACTCCTATTGTAAATAGATGGTTAGATGGAACTATTCCTAATGATGGATTTATGATAAAGAGAAGTGGTAGCGTTGGTAATGGTGATACTGGCGTAGAAGAAGGAAATAATGATGTATTAGGAAATTTTTCATTCTTTTCCAGACAAACTAATACAATATATCCACCTAAATTAGAAGTAGAATGGTTTGATACGAAATGGAGCACTGGTTCATTGAGTGCACTATCTTCAGCTGAATTAGAAGATGCTGTATTTTATATGAAAGGATTAAGACCAGAATATAAAGAAAAATCAAAAGTAAAATTTAGGTTGGTTGGAAGATCAAGATATCCAACAAAATCTTATTCTAATACATCTTCTACATATTTAACAGCAAAATATTTACCAAGCGGTAGTAAAGAAAATATAGGTGGTAACGGTAGTTATTATTCTGTTAGAGATGATCAAACCGAAGATGTTATCGTACAATATGGTACTGGTTCTATGATAAGTTGCGACTCAACAGGAAATTATTTTAACCTTTGGATGAATGGACTGCAATCGGAGAGATATTATAGATTTGAATTTAAAGTAGTTAGTGGAAGTAATACTTCAGATGAAACTATCCAATACTTTGATAATGATTTTGTTTTTAAAGTTGTGAGATAAAAAATGCCATACACACAAGAAGAACTTCAAGAATTAGAATTTTATCAAAATCTATTATCTGAAGATGAAGAACGGTATTTAAATGAAAGAAATATTCATATTCTAAGATCTCAAAATTCTGGATCAGCTGATCTTGGAGCAACTTCTAGAGATATTGATGGGACTGTTTTAATATTTGAAAGTCCATATACAGGAGAAATTTTTGATGACCAAAGTCCTGGAAATATGGTAGTCGCTTCAAAGATTTCGCAAAATTTAAGAAATGATATTACTATTAATGATATTATTGGCAGAACGTTTGGTGAATTTTAATGGCTAATAAACTTTCATCCAGAGATAGAGAATTACTGTACACGCACACGGACAGAATAATTGGTCAAAGACCATATGAAGCTGGTGAATTTAAAATGCAAGATCGAGATTTTATATTATTTGAACTTCTTGATATTAGTGGCAGAACAATATTACATAAAAATTTATCACACGCGGCTGCTTATAATCATACTGAAACGCATTATGGATTATATCCAGCGGTAGATATAAAGGAAGCTGGATTTAAAAGCGGAACTTTCAAGGTAAGATATCAGTTTTTAAGAAGAATGGCGGGAAATGATTCTGCTGTTTTAGTAAAGACACAAAATCCTAATCAAGGAATAATTTACCCAAAGGACAATGACTTTCATATAACTGATGATGGAAAAGTTTATATTGGAACTGAAGAAAACTATAAAGCGAATGATGGTCAGGTAGAACAATTAAAAATTGAAAGTTTAAAATATGAAATAGAAGCAATATCTCCAAGTAGAACTGAGATTAGGCTGAAAGCAAAAAATATAAAAACATCTGATGTGTTGGGGGACAGAGGATCTTACCAAACCGATTTTAGTAATCTTCAAGAAATTACAAGATATTATAATATAAAGGAAGCAGATGGAACAGGCGTAGTTAGTTTTGGAAGCGATTCGAATAACTCAAAAACGATTACTGTAACATCCCCTACCTTTGCGGCCGCAACTCCGCACAACGGTTTTCATGAAAGTATGGTGGGCGGGAATTTTATAATTAAGAATGTATTTAAAATACGTGAAACCCTTGAAAAACAAAAAAGTGGAATTAATATAATTCCAAATGCTTCATTAGAAGAATTGGAATTTGATGACCAGGGACATCTTAAACTTGGGGCATTAGTAGATCTTCGGTGGGATGAAAATTTACATTTTAATGCTGTTAAGGCGGTCGGTTGGGATAGCGGCTTTATACCAGTAGGTGATGTGTATTCGGGCACAGAAGGAACAGGGTATCACGCACACGCCGTACAAGGAGAAGGAGTAAATGGTGGCGTGTGTCTTAAATTTCCTGATATGAATGAACCCTTTATGGATACGCAAGGGTGGTATGGTGATGCACATAGACTGTTAAAACTAAGGACTTCAGTTTTGCCTGCTTTACAAGGTATTGATATAGCTGCTGGCGATGAGATGAATATTAGTTTTGATTTAAAAACTACTGCACCAGGAAAGGGAGTTAACGTATTTGCAAGGTATCCCCAAAAGCTTCCAGATGAGCCGATGCCAACTCACCCATTAATGCTTGATATTAGTCAAGTATTAGCCGCTCAAGAAGCTTCAAATGCTGAAGAAAGTCCAGGTGTTTCCAATATTTTGCCGGAAGGCTATCTATCTAATACCAGTGATAATGCTCAAGGAATAGAAGCTATGCCCAGTAATGATTCTAGGGACTACGAGCAAGGGTATGCGTCGGGTGCGATAGGAATGACTACCGCGAATTATCAAATTGGAGGGACTGGTCATTGGAAAATAGTAAATATAACCACCAATTGGCAGATGTATGATAGTGATCCACCGGATTACGAAACTTGGGAGTGGGGTCCTAATTTACACCATGCTATGCATAATGGCCAATATACCGCAGCAGGCATGCTTAGTCCAGGGGGCGGCTGGGAATGGGATGGCGGCCAGTGGATTTCCAGATCATCGATTTCAACTCAAGCGATGGACATTTTAGAGAATTATAAAGTAACACCAGTAAATGATGCTCCAGCTGATCCTCCAGCAGGATTTATGGAAATAACCCAAGAACAGATAGACGCAATGATAGAAACTACATCGGATGTGAACCCCCCACCAAATAATTTAAAAGATATACTTGATATGATTGCGGAACCTGCGGATATGTCTCCAAGTGATTATGGCGACTCACACGCATACCCAATAGTACGTTATTGGAATGCGCAGATGTTCAATGCATTTGAGAACTGGTTTAACAATCTTGTGGCCCCGCCCCCGTGGCCGAGTCTATTGTACGATGGTGATGATACAGGCCAGGACTATTTTACCATGCTAGGTTACAATTACAATGGCTATTGGCGTATAACTGGGATGCCTGTACCTGAAACTGATGAATTTGGTGACCCAGTTACCTTCGGAGTGAAGGATCCAAGCACAGAAGGCGTACCCACACAATTCCCTAATTATTTGTTTAATTGGGAATTTATTGGTACTGATTCGATATTGAGTTCCATTGTCGATGATCCGTTATATAATAAAAAGGGAACAATATCAGCTGATGGCGAGTGGGCGTGGTCGGGATACGAATCTTCAGGATGGGAATCGGGTTATTATGCTCCGCCATATCCAGAGTATGTGCAATTAGCTAAATTGTTTGATACAGATGATGCGTGGATGTCAAATACCACGACTATAGAATATGGCCCGTTCGGGACATTTACCTGGACAGATCCATGGGAAGCGGAGCTCATAAGTTTATCCCCAGCAGCAATTAAAGTGCCTGTTTTGTTAAATAATGTTGATTTAATTTATGGTCAGGTTCAGGGTACACTTGGTCAAAATTCGAATGAGCTCAAATACATCACAGTAGAAACAGGATCGTACTTGAATGATGGTGTCGAGGAATCAGGAATGTTTACACATTTCAAAAATGTAACTGCAGGATATGACCCCATCGCTGGTTTTCAATTTAAATCACCGGAAAACCAATGGGTATGGGATGGTAATGCATGGATAAATATAGCAGGCACTGGATTTTTTCAGTATGTAGAAGGCAGGTTGGGGGTATCGGCAGAGATGACTTCATCAATACAAAATGAATGGGAAAGAGTGCACACTAAATTCACAATACCCAGTGATTGGAAACTTGAAAATAATTGGAATCTTGGGTTCTATGGTCATAACGTAGGCGAAGCTCAGGGTGTTTCTTGGGTAGATAACATATATGTTGATTTTACCTATTCCAATACTGAAATAGTTACTGAATATTTTGAACCCTATACTACAAAAATAAAAAGAGTTATAAATACTGCTAATATAGAAGTAGAAGATAGCTTCGTTGATGTTAGAGATAGAATTTATGGTGTCGGTGATGGCGGGGAGATAGACGTTCCTGATGAATGGATCGGAGGAGGACCTACATTAAACAATGAATCAAATAGTTTTCCGGAAGGCGATTTGAGTTATATGATAAACAATCCCTTTGATCTGAGAACTTATTTGAAGCATGAAAATGAGTTATTTTTAACAACTAATTTTAAAGCGGACATGGCTTCAGTATCTGCGTGGCCGCATTCTATTGTTTATAAATTGTATAGACCATTACCAACAAAATTTAGAAGATTTGATGAATTTTCTATCGTAAAAGAAATGATGCCGCCTTTAACTGAAACTGTGAAAATAGTTGATTTTATAGATACGGATGTGGGTGATGTTGTTCTTAGATCTCCTAACTTAGAAGTATCTAATTATGTAGAAAATAAACCAACAAAATACGAAACCGAAACGGCGATATTAACTGATGATTCTACAATTTCTGAAAAGCTGAGAGATGAATTTATATCTCAAAGTTTTCAAAGTGCTGAAATAAATACCGATTATGGTCAATTTAAAAACTTTACCAATTTTAGTTCGGTTGAAAAAAGAATAAGGAATTTTAAATACAAATTAGAATTGATAGAATCGTATACAGAATCAAGTGCTTCGTTAGTTGGGATAAGTGGTTCTTTGGATGATTTGAAATCTTGGAAAATGAAAACAACTGAAATCAAAAATAATTTTGATCCATTTGAAAAATATATGTATTATGAAAGCTCGTCTTATTCAAGTGGCTCGTTGGGGATATTCTACAGTAATGCGTGGCCTAAGACAGGAGGATCGGGAACTGTAAGATCTCCATATATACTAGCACACACAACTTCATCAACAGCAACTACTTGGGTTACTGCTCAAACTGTAAGTGGCTCTGATTTTGATTATCGTAATGTAAATAAATTAAGTAATCACATTCCCAATCACATATCTGATGACAGTGAAAATTTAGATTATGTTAATTTTACAGATATGGTAGCGCAACATTTTGATTCAATATGGTTATATGCAAATTCTATCACGGATACATTTGATAGAAGAGACAAATTAGATGAGGGAGTTTCAAAAGAATTATTATACACAATAGCAAAATCATTAGGTTGGGAAATGAGTAATGCTCATGATTTAGTTTCTCTTCCAAGATACGCATATGGCGTTGAAGTAACGGGATCAGCATTCTCTGATTATTCTACGACTGCGGACAGAGATATATCAAGAGAAATTTGGAGTCGTATTATAAATAATATGCCATTCTTTTTAAAGAATAAAGGAACTGTTAAAGCATTAAAGGGGCTAATAAATGTTTATGGTATCCCATCAACTATTTTAAGAGTTAAAGAATACGGTGGACCGAATTTACCAGATGATGCTTCTCCACAATTTGAAATTACAAGAAAATTTACAAAGGCTTTAGATTTTAGAAGTGGTCAATATATAAGAACTGCTTGGACAGATGATAATTATACTTCTAGAAAACCCGATACAGTAGAGTTTAGATTTAGAGCTGCTACTGGATCAAATCAAATATTGGTAGAAAAGCAAACTACTTCAACTGATCAAGACTGGATTATAAGGCTAAAGGACAATGGTTCATCAGATGATTATGGAACAGTATCTTTCATGCTATCAAGTTCAGCAGTTGGAACTTATGTTGGTCAATATAAAGAACTGAGTTCATCTGCTATGCCAGTATACGATGGGGATTTTTATTCCGTAATGTTACAGAGATCTTCTGGTAGCGATAACCCAAGTATTTCACAATCATATGAATTGCACGTTGGTAAATATGATGCTGGTAGAAGTAAGATACACCTATATAGTAAATCAACAATGGCTGTAGATGTTGCTGCTTCTTCATCTTTTAATTTAGCTTGGACTGGAAGTGGTGATATATATATAGGTGGTCGTTCTGCAATTGCGGATGCTGGGATTAGATTTAGTGGCTCTATTATGGAGTACAGACATTGGACAGAAACATTACAGACATCTTCATTTAGAAATCATATTAGCAACCCAAAGGCTTATGATGGAAATTCAATATCATCATCTTATAAACATTTAACATTAAGATATTCATTTGATGATAATCAAGATTTAAGTAGTTATACTAGTGGAATACTTGATAGTAGAGCAAATCAACAATTGGCTGTTTCTGGATCTTACAGCGGATTTACTGGTAATTTTTATCGAAATGTAGTAGATGAATTAAAAACTCACATTCCAAGTATTGGTGGCTTGAGAAGAACGACTAATAAAATAAGAATAGAAAGTAATATTAAAACTGGAAATTTAAGTGCTAATGAAAGAGTTACCATTGGTGCTCATGATCTTGCTCCGATAGATTCAAACAGAGCAGGTATTTATTTTGCTCCCACCGATGTCATTAACAATGATATAATAAATTCAGTAGCCAATTTAAACTTTGATAATTATTTAGGAGATCCCAGAGATTTATCTGAATATAAATATAGGGGTTTAGAATACGCAGCAAATAACTATTGGAAAAAATACACATCACCAAATAATTTTTGGGATTATATAAGAATGTTAAAATATTATGATCAATCTATGTTTAAGCAGATTAAGAGATTAATTCCTGCTAGGGTAAAGGCTAGAGTTGGAGTTTTAATTGAACCAAATATATTTGAAAGACCAAAAATTGGAAAAGGAAGAAGCGTTGATGCTGAAGATTTATATTTTAGTTCTTCCATAGATATTGGTAGGACTGTTGATAGCTTAATAGTTATAACAGGTTCTTATAATGTAGGTCAAGCAGTCACGCATTATGATGCTTATGCGGCTAGAATTGATATGTATAGTTATGAGACTGGTTCATCGGCTATTTCCCTTACAGGATCTATTTCAAATTTAGAAGCTAGTGGTTCAGAGATTAGAGATAGATTTACCCAAGGAAGTATTTGGGCTAGATTAAATGATGGTAAAGATATGTTTTATGGTACTGCTTCAATTACTCGAGGAGATGAAAAATACCATGAAGTTTTTCAACCTATAATAACTGGATCAAGGATGTTAGGTAGAAATCAAAAAATAAGAAAATTCTATTCTTCGGCCGCAAGTATGTCTCTTGATAATTACCATTCTTCTTCTTGGAAAAACGTAGATTTGGATAATAAGGCAGAAGAAGTTCAAGCACTGTTTGATATGTATTATGCTGGAGTAAAAAATACTGTAAAAACTACAATTGATGGTGGAAGCCCTGTTGAAATAGTAATTACTTCCCCAACTAAATTAGTAACTCAAACTGCTGGCGGAATAAGTTTAAAGACTGGAACTGGAATAGAACCGGAGACAATCAAAGGAATTAAGCAGACAGGCGTTGATAAATTTGAAAGTGAAGAAGGCGAAGAAGGAAGTAGCGCCTGAAAAGAAGAAGAAAGATAAGACAGGCAAGAAAAAAGGCAAGAAATATGGAAAGGGCAAGGGTAAAGGTAGATAATTTAACCGAAAATTAAAATGACTTATATTTATATATGAGTAACATTATCTATCTAAAATTTTAAAATTATATTAGGAGTTCAATATGGGATTTTTAAACAACACTACTGTAACAGTAGACGCTATATTAACTAAAAAAGGACGTGAATTATTAGCACAAGGAACTAACGCGTTTTCAGTCACTAAATTCGCTTTGGCTGATGATGACGTTGATTATCGCTTGTGGGATGTTAGTCACCCAAATGGGAGTGATTACTACGGCAGTGTAATTGAATCAATGCCGTTATTGGAAGCTTTTCCCGATGAAAATCATGTGATGAGATATAAGTTAGTAACTTTACCAAAAAATACAATAAAGATGCCAGTACTAAATGTTTCTCCAGGTTCAATAACTTTTACCGAACCCGCTGGAATGGGCAATACAGGATTTGTTGTT